ATGAAAGAATTGGAAGCCGACCTAAGGGCAAAACTTGTAAACTATAACAATAATCCGATCTTGAAATGGAATTTAACAAATCTAGCTGTAAAGCGGGACGATAATGATAATATAAGACCAGTCAAAGGTCGGAAGCAACGTGCTAGGATTGATGGGGCGGTATCACTGATTATCGCCTATGCGGTCCTGCACGAAAAATATAACGATTACCAGGCGCTCATATAGGAGGTGTTTCGGTGGCAGAGAAGAGAAGTCTTTTTGAAATGATATTCGGCAGGCCGAAACAAGCACCGTCGGAAATTACTCAGTTAAAAATGCTGAGCGGATACAATCCCACATTTATCCCATTTGGCGTCGAGCCATACAATTCGGATGTAGTGCGTGCTGCAGTAGACGCAATAGCGAGAAACGGCGCGAAGCTTACTCCAAAACATATACGCAGGATAGATGGACAAATTGTGCCGCAAAATAGCAGGATACAAACTATGCTACGCACCAGACCTAATCCGTATATGAACTCGTATGATTTCTTTTACAAAGTCATCACGCTATTGTGTATGCAGAATAATGCGTTTGTGTTCATCGACCGCAACGATGACCTAAGCGTAAATGCAATATATCCAATTCCATACTCGACGCTTACGATTCTCGAATCCGGGAAGAATATCTATCTTCAGTTTTCATTCATCGGTGGCCAGACTATCGCGGTTCCATACGAAAACATAATTCATCTGAGGCGTTTCTTTTACAAGCACGACCTACTCGGCGAACCGAATGACGCTGCTCTCACCCCAACGCTAGAACTCATACATACTACCGACGAGGGCATGATGAACGCAATTAAATCGTCTGCATCGCTACGAGGAATACTCAAATTTTCTTCGGCCATGATGAAGCCCGAGGACATGAAGAAGCAGCGTGACTTGTTTGTGAAAGAGTATCTCAGCATAGACAACCAAGGTGGCATAGGAGCGGTAGACGCAAAGGCGGACTTTATACCGCTAGATTCGAAGCCTGTGCTTATCGACGACAAGCAGATGGCAACGATCAAACAAAAAGTATACGACTACTTCGGAGTTAATGAGCAGATTGTGACGTCACACTACACAGAAGAAGAATGGAATGCGTTTTATGAGAGCGTGCTTGAGCCGATATCAGTTCAGATGGGGCTAGAATTCACAACGAAGTTATTCTCTGAGCGTGAGCTTGGATTTGGGAATGAGATTATATTCGAGTCTAACAGGCTGCAATATGCTAGCGTTTCTTCGAAGGTAAACCTGATAAATAATCTCATGCAGTATGGCATTTTGAGCATAAACGAGGCCCGAGAGATATTGAACATGGGCCCCGTGGAGAAAGGAGATGTACGTTTGCAAAGCTTGAACTATATCAACATAGCTAGAGCGGACGAATATCAGAACGGAGGAGGTGAAGAAGATGCCGGCGATACCGAGGCATGAGACAGGGACTACTGATGCGGCGTGGGATGGACCGGAGATGGAAACGAGAGTGCGGAGCGATGAGGATTACGATTACTATCGCAGGATTTATGCGTGGTATGACCCGGACGGAGACAGGACAGTGAAGACCACGTATAGATTTATCCATCACATGGTATCCGGGAATGGAGAACCTGGAGATGCAAACATACGTGCATGCCAAACTGGCATAGGGGTGCTGAACGGCGGCAGAGGTGGCACAACAATTCCAGACGCAGATCGGCAAGGCGTCTACAATCACCTGGCAGGGCATCTCAGGGATGCGGATATAGAGCCACCGGAGCTGAGAATGATCGTGCTTCCGCGGGAAACTCGAGCAATGCCGGTGGCGGTGATAGGCCTCGACGAAGAAACTGAAACGGAGGATATGATAGTCGAAGGGTATGCGATCAGATTTAACGAACCAGCCGAGTGGACATTCGGCGATATGAGTCTCCGTGAAGTGATCCTACCATCTGCCTTGGACAAGACAGACATGAAAGATGTGCCACTGAAATATAATCACAGCGACAACATCATGATCATGGCGAGGACAAGGAACAAGACGCTTGAGCTTATACCGGATGACAAAGGCTTAAAGATCCGTGCTAAGCTTGCGAACACTACGGCAGGGCGAGACTTGTATGAGTTAATCAAGCGTGGCGACGTTGGCGAGATGTCATTTGCGTTTACTGTGCGTGGCGACCATTACGATCGCAGCACGCATACCAGAACGATTACGGATATAGAAAAGATTTGGGACGTATCAGCGGTGGATGCTGCTGCATATGAGACCACGAGCATCTACGCAAGGAGCATGTACGATCTGGAGAGAGAATACATGCGCAAATCTCTGGAGAGAGACCAATTGCGAAGGAAGCTCATCGCAAAGACAAAAACATAGAGGAGGGGAAGAGATGATAGAAGATAGGCTCAAGGAAATTGCGGAGCAGAAGAAGGAAATCAGAAAGGTCATCGAAAACGAGGACCTGGACATACCTGAGCTTGAGGATCTGGACAAGAGGCTGGATGAGTTATTGTCTGAAGAGGAAGAACTCAGGAAAAAATTGGATACCGCAGACAAGATTATGAAGGGCACGGCCGAGTATAAGGAAGTGCCTAAACCGGGAGAGGTGAAGAAAGTGGCGAATATATACGATACCGAGGAATACAGGACTGCGTTTCTGTCGAGGTTAATGGGCAAGCCGGTGGAGAAGCGTACCGATAGCACATCGCAGAGTCTGTATTTTGACAGCGATGAGACTAGTGGCACAACTAGTGGCGCAGGTGCAGTGATACCAACCCAGACTGCAAATATACTCTTTGACAAAATGAAGAGTATCGCGCCAATGCTCAACCAGATTAATCTGCTGAGGGTTGCTGGCAACCTCAAATTTGCTATACCGCCTGATAGGGGCATAGTTGGGGTACACACAGAGCTTGAGGAAGTAGTCATGACTGCCGGGGCATGGACCGAAGTAACCCTGGGCGGATACGAGTATGTATCCGTATTTAGGATCTCCAAGACAGTAGCCACCATGAGTATCAACGCATTCGAGGGCTGGCTAACCGACATGCTGGCCGCCGATTTGGCTGTAGCCATTGAGAATGCAATTATAAATGGTGGCGGAACCGACGAGCCGAAGGGATTGGCAAGCATAACTTCAATATTGTCTGGAATGTCGCCTACGCATGTAGTTCCATTTACCGGTGGCGATAATAATAGTAATGACGAGCTCGCATTCGACGATGTTATGAAGGCCTTGGGCACGCTGCCGCAGCGATATCACAGCAACGCTAAGTGGCTCATGAACAATAAGACGTTCTACACGCAGGTAGCTAAGGTGCGAGATGACAATAACACGCCAATATACATCGCAGATATGCAAGCTGGCAGCGGATTTAGGATAATGGGTCTGCCCGTGATACTGAGCGATCTCGTAGGTGACGATGAAATCTATCTCGGCGATTTTACTAAGATGGTAGGGAACATGCCGCAGGATATCACAGTTGAGGCAAGCACACAGTCCGGATTCCTTGCCAATGCTATCGATTTTAGAGGAGCATGCATGTTCGACTGCGCAGTAGCACTGCCAGATGCATTCGTGCTACTAAAAAAAGCGTAACGACCGTAACGCCGACGTCAGCGGGCTTCGATAAAAAGACCCCGCAAGACCTGGCGTTTACGGTCGAAAGCAACATACCTGGCACGAAGATAACTGGAGTTAAGGAAGGCACGACAGTCTGGGCGAAGACGACTGACTATACGCTTTCCGAGAATGATCTCAAAGTGACTTTGTTAACAACTGGTAAACTGGGAAGTCTTACCGTTGCCGGAAGTCCACATGCGATCACAATCGTTACCACGCTCGGCGAGTTAACGGTAGAGATAACCGTAGTAGACAATACCTAGGAGGCGACATAAATGGCAGAACCTGAGCCCACTCCAACGTTCATGGACGACGTGAAAATAGCGCTACGGATCTCCAGCAGCGTGTACGATGCTGAAATCGAGATGCTTATCGATGCGGCTATCGCAGATTTGGCTCTCGCTGGCATATCGGAGGATAAACTGCCAGGACCGGAAGAAGATCCGACCGATCCGCTGATAAAGCGTGCAATAGCAACGTATTGCAAAGCGCATTTTGGGTACGACAATCCAGAAGCGGAGCGGTTCGAAAAGGCCTATAAGGCGATCAAGCTGCACCTGATGTTGTCTAGTGAATATGGAGGGAATAGCGATGCGGTTTAATGATGCAATTGACCTAGGTACCGACACCATCACATATGGCGATCTTGGAGTGCCGACAGTGACCATGAGTTGGACAACTGTCATGGCTAACCGAATGAGTGTTGGTGCTAGGGAATTTTACAACGCCGCATTAACCGGGCTCAGGCCTTCTGCCATGTTCCAGATACGCACCATAGAATACGGCGGCCAACGGAAACTGAAGCATAACAACGAAGAAATGAACATCATCCGAG